CCAATAGGGAGCGCCGTGTCTGCTTCAACCGCTATGCCGACCGAGCGGATCTTCCGACCGGTAATGTGTAACGCTGTATCAATTTCGCTGGCGGTGTTGACCTTGGCTTGCGGTTTGATTGATATTGCTGTATCAGCTTCAACTGCAATACCAAGCGTCTTCTGCTTTCGCCGACCAATTGGCAGTGCCGTATCTGCCTCTACAGCAATACCAAGATTTAGCCGCTTCGTCTCCGTAATCGGCAGAGCGGTATCGGTCTCAACCGCGGTATTAACTGGAACGTTCTGTGGACCAGCCACAGAAACACCAGGCCGTAGTTTTCTACGCGGTCGAACAGTCGACCGTCGAAAAACTGCTGACCTGGACAACGGTTATCCGATCTCGTGAACCGTGATTGTGAAGGAGTAGTTTCCAGCAGGAGGAGCGACGTTGGACTTGAGCGCGAATCCATTCGCAACTCCAGCCGGAATCACGATATACTCCTCAGGCGTCGGCGCCCAGTCCATCACCCATCCAGTCGCCGAGCCCCAGCCCTTCTCGATAAAGTCACCATCACCGGTGTCGGCAGCAGTGGCCGTGTGCCCTGCGGTGAGGCTAGCGTCGGCGTCAGTCGGGTCATGATTCAGGAATGTTGATGCTGCAATTGCTGTGACCGTCGCCGCGGAGGTCTTTCGCAGCAGTCGCATTCTTGCATTGGCCGAAGCTGGAATGACTGCCTGCGCAAGCTCGACAAGCGCACGGACAACAACGAATGGCTTTGTCGCAGCGGCCATCAATTGCAGGTTGGTCACAGCACCAGGGCTGACAATCACCTGGCTTACTGTGTAGATCCTTGAAGGAACAAGAACGGCCATAAATCACCTCCTGTAATTTGGGCCACGACGGCTGAAAGAAGTAGTTGGCTTGAACAACAGATTGGCTGATAGCTCGAACCAGCCGACCGTCCCGGTGGTGTCCCCGTTGGTGGTGGTATGGTCGGTGCCGTTCCCGCCCAACACAACCTCCCACTGTGGTGTCGTACCGGTCCCCACCTCGCCAGGACCAAACTCCACTAGAATCCGATCGCCATCCAGCGCGTTGACAGTCGCATCGACCGCGTTTCCGACCGAATAAGCAATACCGGACAGGGTCGTGCCATACTCGACGACCGACCCAGCAGTCGACTTGGTCTTCAACACGCCGCGGACTGTCGCACCGTCATTGGAAATCACTGCGACGTAGTAGACCCGTTGGTCGATGTTGTCGGTAGCGGCTAGCTCCCGAGCACGGACGATCAGCGTGAAATTGCCTGCGATGGATTGAGGACCATCGAGTGGCGGACTAATTGCCTGAATTGCTGCGGCTTGATTCCCCGCAACACCAGACAATGTTCCAGACCGTGTCTCCGTAGCCGCCGCCTTAGCAAGATCGAGATTACGGAAGGCAACTTGAGTGGCGTCCAGCCATGATTGCAGCGCACGCTGAACAGGCGGCGTGTCCGTCGCTCGGAAGTAGAGGCGAGTTGCCATGAACTACGGCTGGCCGTCGTCGCCGAGCACCCAGCAACGAATGTAGCCTTCCTCGTCCTGCCAGTTGGTGAGGAAGATGATGAAGCCTTCGGCATCCATGCCGGGGCCACCGAGGGCTTTGCGCTCGTCGCTGACGATAACACGCTCGGGATGGGGTGGAGGAACGTCCCAGGTCCACCCCCAGGACATCAGCGTCCAAGACGAGTCCGGCAGGTACGCTCCAGACTCGACTGGGCCACCGATGACCTGACCGGTGTCGACGAAAGTCTTCTGTGCCATGTAATTCACCTCCTCTCAAAATCAGGCTGCCTGAAGAACTCCGGCAGCATTCATCACAGCAACAACATCTGTGCCATCCGTGGTGATAGCAAAGTCGTAGTGAGCAAGCGGAGTCATCTGCGCGTTGGTCGGCGTCAACACCGAGGCATAACAGAGGATCAGCGACACCACGTTGTTGGCAGCTGCCACAGCCGTCCAGGTCTGGTCGATCATGTCGGTGTTAAACCGATCGTTGGTGTCGTCCGGTGCCATCGCAGAGATATCCGCTGCCGCGATCGTCTTCCGGTTCCAGCCGCCGGTCGTTCGCTCCACAGCACCGGCGGTTATCAGTGCAGCGAAGTCGTCGACGTCGATTGCGGTCGCCTGCGCCGCGTCCGTGGTCATCGGAATCAGGTACAGCCGGGCGTTCGCGTCCGTCCCGGCCTTGAGTCGCGAGATCAATTCGTTGAATCGACCCTTCGCGATATTGAAAATGTAATCCGCCACCTAAACCTCCCTGGCAGAGAAGAAGAGGAGGCCGGCTCGCTTCCCTCCCTGAACAGCCGGCCTCCTCTCCGTCATTGACCGACTAGTGGGCGCAGTCCAGGCCCGGTGGACGGTCGTCTGGGTTGCCGGTACACTGGCCAGACTGGCCAGCGCCGTTGCCACCGTTGGTCGGTGGCGATGGGTTCGCGAACGCAGCTGCAGCACTCAAGATGACGAGCGACAGCGCGAGCACGAGCGCGACGACGAATCGACGCATGTTCCCTCCTCTCCGCAGAATTGGCGGGAGCCCGACCGGCCCAGGAGACGAAACCGGTCGGGCTACCCGAGTCTACGACGGAGAGGACTCGTCGTGCGCGTAGAGGCGCGCGGTCAGCTCCTCCTTCTTCCCGGAGGTGTCAAGCCCGCGAGCCTGCGCCTCGGCCTTGAGGTCGTTGTAGCTCCACTCCTCGTAGGGCGGAGCCTCCTCAGACTTCGCGGCCTCCTCGTCAGCCTTCAGTAAGTCCAGTGCCGCGGCCTCTTCGACCTCGAGCTGCGCCTTCATCTCCTCGATCTGGCGCAGCCGCTCAGCCGGTGAAACCTGTGTAGAAGGCAGGGGAGGAGAAACCGTCGCGGTTCCCGCTCCGGGAAGGTTGCCACCGAAGTTGGGCGCGTCAACGAACTCGCCGCGGATGCGCGCCAGCTCTGCGGCATGGCGCTCGTCCGCCAGCTTCGTCTCGTAGACCACCTGGAAGTCTGCAGGAATGAGCCCGCGAGAGTTCGCGAAGTTCCACTCCTCGTCATTCCAGTCGTCCGGCGACTTGCTGTTGACCCGGTCATCCCAGGTCTCGACCGCTGGGCCGACCGACTCTGCGGCCTTCGTGAGAACGCTTCGCAGCGCCTCCAGCATGTCCTGCTCCGCCATGTTCAGCCCTTCTTCCCGCGTGACGGACGACGACCGCCACGGCTACCCTGACCGGTCTTCGGCCGATTGGCCTTGAGACGCCGGTCCTTCGGCGTGCCCTTCGAGGGCACTCCCTTTGGCATCAGACCTCCTCGATTGTGACACGGAGCAGATTCCGAAAGCCGAGAAGATCTGAGTCAGTGTTCTGTGGAGGCTTGATGTTCAGCTCAATGGTGAATGGATATGTTCCACTTCCCACTGGCCTCTCCCCAGAGATCACCACTCTCGTATTCTCGAGATCGGAGCCCTGCTCGAAGTGTGTCACTTCTCCTTCGAGGATCATATCGGCTCTCCCTACACGTAGGCAGTCGGGATGGTGTAGGCAGCACCCACGCCGACGACCTGCATGACGGTCCCAGCGCCACGCTTGCGGACGCCGGTCCCGAAGCCACGGTTGTAGAAGGAGTCGATCAACGGGTAGTCGGGAACCGCACCCTTCACGAGCCGGAGCCCGCGAGCCCGGTCGTTCTCTCGCAGGCCCACCGGGTTGTCGGCCGCATCCTCGCCGCCAGTCGCGAAGGTGAAGATGTAGCCGGCTGGCAGCCAGTCGTCCTCGATCACGAGGAAGTTGCCGTAGGTGCCAATGACGTTGAGGCCGGCGAGATTCCCGGATGGCTGGCCGCCACCGAGGACGTTCTGGCCGAAGAAGGCCGGCTGCGAGGCAGACGGGATGAAGTCGTACAGCCACGGGTCCGCACCCGAGACCGAGTTCACACCGGCCTTCGCACCACGAATGATCCCAGTGTTCGCCGAGTTCATCATCATGACCAGACGCGAACCTGAGACCGCTCCGTAGCCATGGTGGGTCAGGTGGCCCTCGATCGCCACAATGTCCGAGTTCTGGTAGACATTCGTGGTCGTGGAGGTCGAGAAGAGATAGTGGTCATGGGTAGAGGTGTGGGAGGTGGTCTTCCAGGTCGGAGGAGTCGTCCCGTCGTTGTTGTAGAACGGGTACACCGTGTCGGTCGTCCCGTTGTTATCGACGGTCCGGTTGACGTTGTTGAAGATGGCCTTCAGAACTCGCGCGAAGACCAGACGGTTGTCAGCCTCGAGCACCTGGTTGGCGAGCGTCGCGATCTGGCTGGCGCTCGCGCCGAGCAGGAACTTCCAGGTGTACGACACGCCGACGTCGAACCAGCGAAAGTCGTAGCTGAACCGCGAGTAGGTGACCCCACGGATGCGCTTCGGCTCGCCGAACTCCGACGCCTCCTCGAAGTCCACCTGTGGCACCTGCGGAACGAACTCGACAGCCTCGGTGACGCCGAAGGTGAGGAAGTCGATGATCGCCTGGCGCTGTGAGTTCCAACGCCCCAGAACGGTCTGGAGAAGGTTCCAGATCTCGTTGAGATCGCGACCATCTGCCGTTGTGGTGAGAAGGTCGCCTTCAGTGTTGACGCCGCGATCTCCTCCGCCGATTCCCGGCAGGATGTCGAGCGCAGCGAGCGCCTTCCAGTCGGTTCCGGGCTTGATTGCCCAGGCCGGCACGAGCAACTTGCCGGTCGGGCGGTGGAGCGAGACGCGATCGACCGGAGCCAGGAGACGAGGCCGGTCCTTGATGAGTAGCTGCGACATGATCGACCTCCCTCCTAGGAGTTAAGCGCAGCGGAGACGCGGACGACGAGACGGGACTGCGCGACGACGGTGCCCGAGTCGACGACGTAGCCGACCGGCTTTGTCCCAACGCCACCGGTCGCTGAGAGCAGTCCGGTGGCCGCTGCGGCATAAGCGAGGCCCATCGCGACCGCGGTGGCACCGGCCGCGCCACCGCCGAACTCGGTGATCTCGCCGTGGGTCATGACATCGACGATGTCGCCGGTCGCCTTGATCTTCGTGAGGACCAGGACACCGGCAATTGGGTGGGTGGCGTCACCGCCCTTGACGACGCGACCGTTGTTGTCGATCGAAACGCCGAACGGGACACCGAGGTCTCCCGCAACAGCTGTGAAGCCGAGTGGGGCTCGGAATCCTCCGCCCTTCGGCTCATACTTGTCGATCCTTGCCATGTAGTCAGCTCCTGAGACGCGACCTCACAGCCGGGAACTGACGGAGAAGCTCCTTGTCGTCCGCGGTGCCGCCCTTGCCACCCTTGTCGCCGGTCACGCCGCCACCCGAAGGAGCCGCTGGCTTCTTCACGAGATGGGGCTTGGCCTTGGCAAGGTCGTCAACGACCTTCTTGACGGTCTTCGCGTCAACCGAGCCGTCATCCTCAACATCGACGTCCTTCAGCGAGCGCATCGCGACGGCGAGCGCGTCTTCTGGGTCGACCCACTGAACGTGGCTCTGCTTGAGGAAGGCGACTTGGATGGCGAGCTGTCGGTTCACGGTCTCGAGCCGGCCGGACTTCGTCAGAAGGTCGGCGTTCTCGGACGTCAGCCGCTCCTCAGCTGACTTGTCCTTGTTCTCGAGGTCGCGAACCTTGGTCTCGGCGTTTGACGCACGCTGGTCGGCGAGGCGCAGTTTCTCGCGGAGCTTCCTCTCCGTCTCCGAGGCTTCAGCGGACTTCCGCTCGGCCTCGAGTTCTGCTGCGGTCTTGACGGGCTTGTCCTTGCTACCACCCGAGTCGCCGGCTCCCGCGCCACTGTCGCCTTCGCCTTCGCCACCCGTACCTCCATCCCCGGTGCCACTGTCACCAGAGTCGGTCTCGCTCGCGCCCGCGATCTTCAGCAGCCGCTGTCCGCTGATGAGCCAGTAGGGCTCGCGCCGCAGGTCGTCGAGGAGATCCTTGTACTTCCGGGCCATCGTGCCTCCTAGTTCCCGATATTGACCAGGGATTCTACGCCGAATGGCTGCTAGGGACGTCTTAGGTCTTTTGACCCCTTTACCCGTTCACCAATCAGTTTCTCCGGAAGCACTGTCGAACCCTGGAGATCCATGATGTAAGAGTCGTACTCGCCAGCCTGGTACTTACGGAAGAATTCCTCGCGGCTCGGTGTTACCGCGACGAGATAACACAGGCATTGCGGATGAGGCTTCCCAGGAACGTCCTCCTTCGCGAAGACGCCGCTATTCCGGTCGGCGTAGTCGTTACAGATGTCTGGCTTCGGGTGCGAGCCTGAGAGAACCCACTGCTCGCCAGTAATGAATGGACTCTTCTGCGCGAGCCGTACCTGAGTCGTATGGAAGGCGTTATTCAGCTCTGTCCGGCCCAGCCGTTTTGCCGCATAACTGACGCCTCCGGGCGTGTGCGGGTTAATCAGACGCCGGACGTCGTTGGCGAGTTCCTTCCAGGTCGCTCCTCGTCCGAGCGCTCGGTTGATCACCAGCTGAACAAAGCTATCTGCCTGAACCGAAGCTGAGTACACCCGCTGCGAGAGCGTATGCGCGAAGAGTCGCCGGCTCTCGAGCGTCTTCGCCGTCTGCTCGGCCTGCCGGAAAAGGGCGGAGGAGAGCAGCGCAGGCTCCGTCAGGCCCGCAGACCGGAATACGACCGCGGTCAGGAGGTTCTGCGCCTCGGCTGCGGCCTTCGCACTTCTCGGGATGCCCTCGCGGATCGACGCCTCGACGCCGCTCCACAGCTCTACAGCCTCGCGTCGGAGGTCGCGAGCGACGAGAACGAGCTGCGCGCGCCGTACCTCGGCACCGATTCCCTCCCGACCGGCAAGGCTCAGGATCATCCGCTCTGCCGAATCGGCCGCTTCGAGAAGTAAGCGAGCTATCTCCTCGTTCGTAGGCCGTTCGGCCGTGAGGAAGAGTCGAAGCGGCGTACGGTCAACCACAAATCACCTCTTTGCCGGCCCGAGAGCGGGCTTTTCGCCATGTTTCCGGGCTCGAGGGTAGCTCCGGGTGCTCCTAGGGTTCTCGAGCCCTAGAGGCCGCGGTCTCGCCATCCCTGGTTGATGAGATAGGCGTTGAGACCCTGAGGACCGGGCTTCTGCGTGCCGATCCAGCCGATGTAGCGTGTGAACGACTGACGAAACCGGATCTCGATGGGGTTCGTTGTCCGCTCGGTCTCGAGGCTGACGTACCTGTCCGGTGCGTAGGTCGCGAACCAGGTCTCGCAGTCGTTCTTCGCTCGGTCGTAGTCCTCCTGCGTGAAGTCAGGCGTGCCCGGGTCAGGCGCTCGGACTCCCGCCAGCCGGATCCACTCGACCGCACGACTCCCAAACCCGTTATCGACTTCGAGCTTGACGGTGTCGCCATCGTGGACCTCGACGAGCTTCGCAACCGGCCAGTGCCAGAGTTCTTTCACGAACTGCCTCCTCCCGAGACGCCAGCCGGCGCCGAATGAACGACACCGGCCAGCGAACTCCTCTCCTTACGGCTGGATGTATCCCTTCCCGACGTTGCCGCCGTTCTCAGGTGTGGGAACGTTCACGATGGAGCCGTTCTGCTGCTTGATGACTCCGTCGACCAGGATGCCACCGTTGACCCCAGCCCAGAATGCAGCGTTCGGAGTGTCGATCTGGTTGGGGGAGGTTCCGGTCTGGTCAAAGCCAGCCGCAGGCGCCACCGAAGACTCCACGCTGGAAGACAGCCGTGGCTCGAGGTACAGCTCGGTTCCGAGATGGATCGGGCCGCGCAGGTCCAGATCACTGTCGATGAAGTTCAACGCCCGCGCGGAGGTGTCGGCAGTCAGAATGGCGTGCATATCCACACGACCGAAGTTGTAGGTGTTCGCGTCGGTGGTGCTAGAATCGGATGAGAACATCTGACAGTGCAGCTCGCAGTACTCGGTCACCATGTCGTAAGTGATTGAGTTCTGTCCGGAGACGAGCTGGACCGCGTCAGAGTGGTACCCGAGGTTGGTTCCGCGAGTCTCAATCCGGTCGTTCTGCAACACCACGTCGGCAAAGCCGGTGAAGGTCTTCAGCCCGTCGTTGTTGAGCAGCAGCGCGGGATCGGCGCTGGAGTGGTAGTACCAGCCCTCCACCCATAGCTCCAGCACCTTGTCATTAACGTCGCTAGGGTCGTTGCGCACCCAAAGACCATTCTGCTGATCCGGGTTCGGGAACGACGAGACGATGTCGGTCTCGCCACCGACGACGCACACCCGCTGGCCGCCGTTGACGATGACCCGCTCGTGTACGGCCTGGTCGGTCGGGAACACCAGCCTCACGTCTGCTCCTGCAGGCGGGTCGACGACCGATCCGCCAGTCACCGGATAGGCCGGAGCCGCCAGGCACCAGGCCGGACGAGGAAATCGAAGTGGAGGAGGCCCGATCAACGTCGTGGTCGTGACTGCCGCAGTCGTGGTGGTCTCGGCTGTCGTTGTCGTCGGCGCGATAGTAGTAGGAGGCTCGGTCGTCGTAGTTGGAGCCTCGGTCGTCGTTGTCGGCGCTGCGGTCGTCGTCGTCGCCTGCGGCGTCCACGACAAGCTCATCCGCGGTGGTGCAATGCCTGCGTCGAGACTGGAAACCTTCCAGCCCTTCGCGTTCGACAGGTTCACGGTCAGCTGAGCTGCCCACTGCCCGTTCGTCTGCGGACACCCAGATGCCAGCGGGATGGTGAAGTCCTGCCCGTTGCTCATCCCTGTCTTGGTGCCGAGAACTGCGCCGAGTGGCGGTTGGTTGTTCCAAGTCAGCGTCCCGGCATCCCACGTGGTCGTCGTCGCTCTCGCCGAGATGATCACGCTGGCGTCGTTCTGCAAGGCCCGCAGGATCAGCGAACAGGTGATCCCGGTCGCGCCAGCCGGGAGCGCCTGCACGTCGAACTTTGCATACGACCGGGCACCTTGGGTGGCCGACCCATTCATCAGGTCGAACGTGTCACCGTTGTGGACGCTGGTCGGCTGCTTCTGGAGCGAATAGGTATCGCTCCATGTGGTGATAGTGGTGGTGTCGGCCTGCGCCGGAGCACCTGATCCGATCGCCAGGATCGCGAGTAGCAGCGACGCCGCTACCAGAGTTGCTATCCGCTTCTTCCTCAAGGTCCAACCTCCCAGAGAGCCTCCCATTGGGCTTTCGGCATGATCGTATACTCGGTCGCCGAGTTCTTCACAAGATAGGTGTTCGCCGGAATCGTGACGATCGCTCCAGAGGGCATCGGCAGCGGGCTCCCACCGGGAACCGCGAAGCTCGACCCGTCCGGCAGGACGAGATACGTCAGCTCGGTGAAGAGCGACGCACTGATGTGGCGAAGCAGGGGATGGTACTGGATCCAGTCAGCTGCTTCGAGGTCGGTTACTTCAAGTGCTGAGACTCGCCGCATCTCACAGTCCTCCTTCTCAGGTACAGAACGGGTTCGGAGCCATCTTCGGATGGCATACTCGACGTCGATTGGTACGAGGACCGGTCCGTGCTCGTCGAGCCCGTAGAGTCCGATCAAGCAACAGCGCCGATCGCTGGCGGAACATCTTGGGCGGGAGGAACAACTGGCTCGGTCGGAGTTGCGGCGTCGGTACGGGCCTGCTGCTCGGCCATCGCCGCTTCGACCATCTTGTCGACGCCTTCTGGGAAGGTATAGCCGAGCTTCTCGGCCTCCGTCAGGAAGAACTTCGTGTCTACGACGCCAAGGTTCAGCATCATCACGAGTTCGGTGAACTTCTCCTTGCGGTTGACTGGCAGCTTCTCGCCCAGCGTCGGGTCGATCGTCAGTGCACCAAAGTTGGTTGTCTCGAAGACCGGAAAGAAGCCAGTCGCAAGATCGAACCACATGTTCGCGAGGACGTCGGTGCCGTGGAGGTCGTAGACATCGACGCGGGCAAACAACGGGTCCAGCCGCAGTGCGATCGCGATACCGGACTCCGCAACCTGAACATCGACCTTCCCGCGGGCCGCAGCGTTCGCGCCGGTCGCCTCGTACGCCGACTCGGTCAGGAAGCCAGCGTGGTCGAGGTATGGTCCGACCGAGCTGATTCCGTCGACACGCTTGAAGCCTTCGGCGTTCTCAAGGACAACACCTGGCCCGAGTGCCCATGGTAGCGTCTCGCCTTTGTCGTCTTTCGGGCCACCACCCGGCGTCGCGTACATCCCGAGCCCCATTAGCGCGAGCGCGAGATCCTCGTCAGAGATCGTCCGGTTCACACCAGCCAGCACCGACTCGATGCCCTTGATCTCGGAGAAGCCGAACGGCGCGTTGGGCGGTGGGTTGTTCTTGATATGATAAACGGGGATGGCGGTGATCCGCGCGTCGAGCGGAGCTTCCGGAAGTAGCGAGACCTCTGGGTCCTCCTCCTCACCAGGGTCGACCTCCTCGAAGCCGAGGAACCACTTGTCTGGCTTAAAGAGACCGAGACTCGAGAGGATCGTCACGCTTCCGTCGTCAGCCTTCTCGCGCCGGTACAGCTGACGGCGAACCATGTCCTTCCCATCAACAACGACCGGCTCCGCCAGGATCACCGCCTTGAGGCTCTCCGGGTCAGCCGGGTCGTTGTAGACTGGGTAGTAGCTCGAGGGCTTGACGGTCTGGATCGAGATCCGTCTGCCCGGCGCCTTGTTCGGATCGGCAAAGACGTGGAAGAGGTAGTCACCCCGCATGATCCCGTACAACTTCGCAGAGTGGAAGTTGGAGAAGAAGCGCTCGCGCTTGAAGAGAACCTCGAAAGCGAACTGCGCCGCAGAACGCTCCTCGTCACTTACCGTCGCGGTCGGGTCGTGCGAGTCCTGGACGGACCAGCCGAGACCGCGCAGGACGTAGCGCGCGGTCGTGTCGACGATCGTGCGGCCGGATGGGATGTAGATCGGCTCACGCTCAGAGCCGCGCGTGACGGCCTTGAAGGTCTGCGGGACGTTCCAGTAGATGTGCTCATAAACCTGGTAGGCACGAATCCGGTCGGCGTGCTCCGCCGGAACCCAGGCGGGTGCCTGATCGAACATCGGCGCGGCTGAACTATATGCCGAATCGCTCACGGCAACTCCTCTTCATCCGGCGACTCAGCGCCATCCAGTTCATGCCGAAGCAGCCAGTGGTGGTAGACAAGCTCGCGAATCCTATCCTGCTCGAGCTGGAGGACCGAGAACCAGGCCTCACCCTTCTCATCGACGAATTCGAGAACAACCGTCGCATGCATCAGCATGCCATTGACGCCGGACTTATGGAGCTTCCCTTCTCGAGCGAGATCCGAGAGCAGACCTTCGAGCCTCGCCTGTGGCTCCTTCATCCAGTCCGGCCAGTAGTCACTCATTGCTTTCACGACCGTCAAGAGAATTGTGCAGGACCAACATTCCGCCAGCAGGAAACTCTACCTTCGGTCCGCAAGCACAATCATCACCGCAAAGCTCGTGATCAATGAGATCATCAACTGGGTAAACGTGCACCGTCATCGCTTCACCGTTGCCTTCCGCGACCGAGGGCTGCCAGCTCGAGGTGGGCCAAAGTAGCCGAGCATGAAGCGACCGAGCGCCTCTGGACCGTGGTCGTCCTTCTTCATCGGCTCCTCTTTGGGGTTGGCGATGCTCTCCGCCTTTGTCTCTGGGTAGCGGTAATCCAGCATCTCGCGGATCAAGTTCACGCAAGACGGGTCGATCAGCAGCTTTGGAGCGCCGACGTCCGGAACAGCGTTCGTCGCGCGCACCGGGAACTCGCCCTCAGCCGCCGGCTTCAACGCTCCGCGGATTAGCTCAAGCCGCGTCCGCAGCGGGCCACCAGTGTAAGTTGTCGAGGAGCGGATACGCAGCTTCTCCTCGAGCGTGTGGGTATCGTCCGGCTCGCTTGGGTCAGGATAGAACATCCTGACGTTAACGCCGAGCCCGCGCTTGATCAGTTCGAGCGCGTTCTCGTTCGTATCACGCTGCGTCGCGTAGTACTCCCGCAGGACGTACACGTTGCCGACCTTATCAACCTGGATCTCCAGCCACACGAACGGGTTCGTCCAGCCGTAGTCGACTGCGCCAAAAACCGGGAGGATTGGTTGGTACCGGATCGGCTTAACGTGCACATCCTCGTCGAAGTCTTTGAAGACGCGACCGACGAACTCGGTAAAGCTCGCCTCGATCTCCTGCTTGATCATCTCCGGCGACATCTGCATGTCGCGGATCATCGCCTTGATCTCTGGGTCCTCCTGGCCTCCTGGGAAGACCTTCGAGTTGATCCAGGACGGGAACCGCCAAGCTGCCCAGTCCTCGAGCCCGTGGCGAGCAGCGAACCAGAGATCATAGAACCAGTTCTTGCCCTCCGGCGTCGAGAGCCAGAGCGACCAGCCGTTGAAGTCGGCGAGCGCCGGTCGGATGTACTTCGACCAGACACGCTGCTTCATCTTCGCAGCCTCGGCCATGATCACGCCGGAGAGACCTTCACCAGCCAGCTGGTCGGGGTACTTCGACGACTTCGCATGAACCTGGAAGGCTCCTCTCCAGAGCGAGACGATCATCGGCCCGCCCTCCGGGTTGTTGTACGAGCCCGGATGGTCCATCGGCAGTCCGAGACGCTTACAGTCATTCCAGAAGACGCGAAACTCCTTCTCACTATCGGAGTATTCCGGACCGACGACCCAGAATTCTCGACGCAGGCCACGCTCGAGAAGGTAGTCAGCTAGCGACCAGGCAAGCTTCGCTTCTGGAATTAGCTCGTGACCACCGAGGTGCGACTTCCCAAATCTCCGGCCGGCAGCACCCACTCGGTTACGGGCTCGGGCACGGTGAATCGTAAGCTGACCTGGATGCGGATCGTAGTTTAGGTCAGGCCAGGAGTCCGCGCGAAGTTCTGGCATCCCTTTGGCACCATAATAGTTGACAAGAGCGCCAGAGATAACCTCGTCGATCGAGGCAACTAGAGGAGTGAGCAGTGACGACAACGCGCTACCTTCCGCAGGAGGCGATCGGTCTGCCAGGCAGACGCTCGTGGCCGGGAACCGCTTCAGCCGCCACTGCCCACTCCTCTAGTTGCCGGGAACCTCGCCGTAATGCTCGACGATATCAAGCATCGCCTGGGTCCAGTTGTTGAACCGGATCGCCCGGTCGTCGACCTGGAAGAGCGCGGGCTTCTTCACGTTCGTGATCTCGAGATCAGCGATCAACTCTGGCTCGAGGCCGTACAACTCGAACCAGGTGCGGATCGAGTCGCCCAAACCGTTACCGGTCGCTCGGGTCGTGAAGATGACGACGCTGTAGTGGCGGGAGAGGACTCGGAGCGCGTCAAAAGCACCGACCGTTGGCGAGTCGTAGATCGACCCGTCTGCCCAGCCCTTCGAGTAGCGGTGGATCGGGCCGTCGAAGTCGACGAGGACAGTCGGCTTACCCTCCATTGGCCCAGACCAGGAGGAGAAGGATGCCGGTGAGAGCGAGCGCAACGAGCACGCAGAACCCGATCCGGAAAGACCACTTGCCGATGACGTAGCCGACTCGCTCCCACTTGTCGCCGTTCTTCTGATCCCATTCCTCGGCACGCTTCCGCGCGATCTCCCGCTTCGTGCTCATGGCTCCTCCTTTGGTCGTACTCGCCGGCCTCTCCGAATCGGCACCACATCAGCTTCGTCGCCGCCAGAAACTTTCCGCAAGACGAAATCCTGCCAGGCCGGACGCTCGTCAGTGCTGTACTCAACCTTCTCAGGAACCTTCCCTGCAACACGCTCTAGCAGAATGTTCGCGGCTCGAACGCGGTCACCATCCTTCTCCCCATCACGAGCAATCTCAGCAAGAACCTCAATCGCCTCGAAATACAGTCTTCGGAACCTACTGTCACCGCGTTTCAGAAGCTCGCGAGAAACCTGCTGCGCAAAATTCCGCGGCACGGTCTTTGGAGGTCGACCTCGAAAAGTCCCGTCAGCTGCACGAAACTGTGCACGGGCAATTTCCTCATCGTCCATGTCCTCGACAGTGATCTCGCCTTCGAGAAAAGCCCGCCAGCGTTCGTTGCGGACTTCGCTGCCAGGACGACGAGTGCCCATTTTCGCTAACCCGAATTATCGTCAGCTTCACGACGCAAGCGGATAAGGGCTTCGGCCGGCGTGTCGGCGTGAACAAGTCCACCCTGCGGTGAGGTGCCAGGGGCGGCGGTTACCGGATCGGTATTGTCCGCAGAGAACTCTGCATATGCATCGAGGTCTGCGCT